AAATTCTACCGATACTCCGTTTTTGGTTTCTACCCAAAGTTCTTTAATGAACTCGGTCTTAATAATTTTGTCGTCTTCGTCTCTCACTACTTGAAAGACTGCTACTTTGTTTTGCATAATTATGTTTGGGGGTGTTAAATTAAATGATTGTGAAAAGGGCATTGCAGTTAACTGATAACTATTAGCACTACCTAACGTAGTTGCTACCATGCCAAATTTTGTTACTGTGTTTGATGTTCCTGATGTTATTACACCTGTGTGTGCGAGTAGGCAATTATTTGTTTCCATATTATAATTTTGTTTTGTTAGCTAATCTACGTAACATTTTTAAATTTTCCAAACTTAGACGATATCTGTTTTCCCAAATTTCATCTAATACTTTTTTAATCTCTGCCTCCCAAGCAGGATTAATATCTTTCATTGGTTCATTCATAATTAAAAAGGCATATCAGCTTTAAAATATTCATCTAAAAATGATTTAGGATACATCAAAATTTTACCTGAGTAGACAGGATTAGATACCTCTTTAACTCCTACTTTAATTTTTTTAGTTTGTGAAGTCCTAAAGACCATTTGTCCTAATTCTCCTCCAGCTGCTTTACCTAAATAATCGTAAAGCGATAACATTTGATTTTCCATAATTTATTTATTTCTTTCTTTGTAATACAGAAACATAAACCAACCTACTAAAAGTTGATTTAATCCTAAAAGATAATTTTGAGTAATAAAACTCATTAATCCTGCTAAAATGTTAGCACTAATAGCTAACTGGTAAAGAATTCGGGTTATTTTATTCATATTTTTATTTTAATAATTTTCTAAAACTGTTTATATTATGATCTAATAAATCATAATTTATGTCCTCTGCACTCATGTAAAAATGTTCATTCATATTTGATTTTGGTTTATCTGTTAATCCATTATGACTATATGATAAACCATCAATAGTAGCCATTATTGGATTTGATGTATCAATCGTTTCAATAAAAGGCATATCCTTATATAGACTAAATTCTTGTGGTACCTGGCATCCTAGTAAATGTACTCTGTCTGTAAATAAAATTAAACCCATATCATACATTCTGCTTACTACCTCAACTCTACCTAATGCTTTAGATATATTTTTATTAGGATGAGATGAATGATCTAAATAATATTCGGCACCATAAGAGAATGCAATTTTTTCATAACCTAAATCTTTATATGATTGGTAGCAAATAGTGGCTTCTAAAAAGTTTTTAGCTTGAACAACCGCTACTTTAGTAACCTCTTTAGGTAATTTAATTTGAGACCATTTTCTAGCATTAATGATAGAGGCACTTGCCTCCTGCCATACATCTGGTATGATGAATTCTTGTGGTTTTAATTCATTAATCCAGTGTAATAGACCTGAATCATGGTATGCGGTTCCAAGTTCGTGTAGGCTATTATCTAAAATAATATAACGACCTTGTTGTTTTGCTTTAATAAAGAAATCAGCATAATCTTTATCTTTATCTAATAAATGAACTAAAGCATAATCATAATCGTTAAAACGTAAACTGTCCTCTAATAAACATAAAGGAACTTCATGTGAAACTTTCATAACTGGAATGTATGGATAAATATTAAGACTACCAAATTAAAATTTAGGAGGAGGTTGAATTTTTGGTAAATTTCTTGAATCACGATAAGCGGTAAGAAATTCAATCATTGTACCTTCAAATGATTCAAACATCTCTTTAATACCCTCTTCAGTACCACCAAAACTTCCTTTAACATCCTTTATAAATAAGGCCCATCTATTGTGTTCATCCTTTTCAGCATCCTTTAATAAACGTTTTCTACGCTCCCAAAACAATTTAGTGACACCTCTTTCCTCCCAACCTTTATTTTGGTAAGATCCTTTGTATTCTTTACGAAATTTAATCAATTCCTGTTCTTCAAACCAATATTCCCATTCACGTTGTTTCCAATAAGGAGAAACATCATAATCACCGTTTTTGGCTTTGTCCCAAATAGGGGATCTATTTGGTAAAAACTTATGTTCTTGATAACGACGCCACCAAAAAAATCGATTATATGTTTTACTTGCTTTAGGGGGAGCGGGATCATAAGTTTTTTTCCACTCCAAATATTCTTGAATCATACTCATATACCCATTTCCCTTCTTAAATCATATTCCTCTTTATCAGCCTCAGAATACACATTAATATTCAAATAACGACCATTACCTACATCATTTAAGTATTGGAATGCCTCTTCGGGATCCCATTCTTTACAAAACTCATACTCCTCTTGATTGAGGATTTCTTTAAACGACATAATGGCGTTGTAACGAGCTAACTCTTGCTCTGCTTGGTAAATATCTTCTTGATTCATCATAACCTTTATCATGACATGAATATACGAAAGAGGGATGACAAAGCCACCCCTTTCTTTCATTTAGAATTATTCTAAGTAATTTTAGTTATACGTTATAATATCACTATCACCGTTTTGTGATTTTTTTAACTTTAACATTTGCTCATACTGTTTGATTTTGTCAATTTCATCATCTACTAATCTTTTTTTATTTATAAAATCAACATTACTTTCATTTATATGATTAATATTATCTATTGTTTTACTATATTCTGATAGAACATTTTGTTCATAAACTTTATCATCATCTATTATTTCCCATTCACTAGAGTTAGGGGATGAACCTGAAACGTATATTTGGTAAGGTTCCTCTTCATCTTTTTCCCATTTTTCTAAATCCTCTAAAGATGCGGTTTCTAAATCCTGGTCATTATCATCTGGCCCATCTTTCTCAGGAATATCTATTTCATCCTCATCAGATAATATTTCTTTGTTACGTAGTTGAGCAAAAGCAAAGTTAGCAGCTATTACTAATGCTATAGCTAATGGATCAAAAACAAATATAATAACTAATAACAAATAATTTATTATAGTATCCATTGATTTACCCGTTATATTAGATAAATATTTTAACGGACCTAATTCAGATGCTAGTTCAGTATTAGATTGTACCTCTACAATCCTAGTTTCTAAACTTATGATCGAGTCATTAAATGTTTGAATTTTGCTTGTAAGTTGTTCATCTTTTTGGATAGCCACTTCCAACTGTTTTTCATAAGCTTTTCGGTTAGCTGAAGAAGAGTAATTAATAATATTACCAGTAGCATCCCTATAAGACTGAGTATTATTCCCCAAAGCATTTCGTAGTGTTGATATGTTTTCTGTTAAAGATTGTTTTTCTGTATCGTATTGTGTTTTTATTTTTTCAAAGGATGATTTTTTAATACCTAATAATTCAACTTGTTTATCTATAATATTAGATTTGGTAGCTGTTTCTTGGTATGCTCCTGAAAGAAACCCATATATTCCTGCTGATGTAATTAGTATTAAGATTACAACAGCTATAGTTAAATATATTTTAAGTCCTTTATTTAATTTATCCCAATATTGATACAACAATGATGCTATAACTAGTTTAGATATCTCTAGAGAAGAGGCCATAACAATTACAGCAAAACTAGCCCCAGCAAATAATTTGCTGAGACCAGTTACGCTGTAGAAAGCAGCAGACGCACTTATTGATAAAGCAGAAAATGCTATCAAAAATGGAAATATTCTTTCTTTTATTTTTTCAAACATAACTTTTTATTTATTTTCAAATAGATTTTTTAATTCCATATCAAGAAGATCTAAATTAGCATTTAATTCCTTGATAATTCTTTCCTCTAGATCTGGGGATATATTAGAGTTTATTAATTGGATAAATAGAGGAATGGCATTGTTTTCAAACCTATTTAACAAATCAGGGCGATCTTGTTTAATAAAATCTAAAGTATTATCTAATCGTTTTCCTAAACTTTGTAATTTACTCATTTGGTTTCTTTTTAGATAATGTAATAATGTATTCCATTTCCTTTTGTAGTTTCTCCCACAATTCTTCAGCATTACTATTAGAAGAGTTTATTCCTGCTAATTCTTGTAATCGCTTTTTTTCTTCAATATCTTGGATTTGTTTTTCTATTTTACTCATAATTTAATTTTTATAAGAGTTAATTGAATCTACTATATTTTTTATGGTTCCCCAACTTACGTTATATTCTCTACTTAAATCTGATTTTGAGTAGTTACCTGTTGAAAATTTTTCTCTAATTTCTTTAACAGCAGGTTCTGAGATTAGTTTGGGTTTTGGTTTGGGTTTATTGTTTTGATAATATTCTTTTAGACCTTTACTTATTTTTTCTTTATTTTCTGGATGTTGGTAGAATTCTTTTAATCCTTTACTTATTTTTTCTCCATGTTCTTTGGATGTGCTCCATGTATTTTTTCTTCCTTTTAGGGATTTTGATATATTATTTCTAGCTTCCTCAGACATTATTTTATTTTTATTACCTTTACCTATTTTCTTTTTAGTTTCTTCACTACATTTCCCATTAGCATTTCCTAATTTACAATTCAATCCCATTTTCCCTAATACATTATATTGTAGTCCCCAATAAATTTCTTTTTCATTTAATTGTTCTAAACTACATTCTTCAATAATTTCAAATACATGATTTTTAATACCATATTTTATAAATGAATTATAAAGGTGAGTTTGTCGTTTGCAATTTAAATATTTATATTTTCTAAATCTAGTTTTTAAATCTACACTTTGTCCAATATATATTTTATTAGAAGGGCTTGTGATCTTATATATTCCTATCATACGATAATAAATATATAAAAATTTCACAAGCCCCACCAACGCTTAAGCTATTTCACAGTTATTTCCAGAGCATGCAAGATTTTCCATTAGAGCAGTCATATCATCCATTTCAATTACTTTTGTTAAATCAACTGAATTAAGGGAAGTAATTGCTGCTTCAAATTCCTCTTTAGTAATTGTTTCAAAAGGAGCTTGCTTATAAGTACCAAGGTCTTCCGGTAAGAATGATAATGCTGTAAAGTATTCTTTATTTTCATATAACCACTCTCCAACTGCAGGCCATTCATCTTGTTTAATAGTCACAGTAGCAGATACGTTATGCATGTTTGAACCTTTTCTATGACCTGGTTTAATCCAGTTTTTGTTGATTGTTTTAATACGCTCTAACAAATCCATAGCTGATTCGCTACGTGTAATGGAACCTTCTGGGGCACGTTGAGGAACAGAAACAATTGATTGTAATGTTGGTTTAAAGAAATCATCTTCCAACATTTCTGGATGGTACAGGTTTAAGTAAGTATACAAAGCCTCATTTTTACCTAAACGAATTCGACGTAGATAAAAATCATCATGCCAAGCATGAATACCTGAGCTAGTACCTAATACTAAAGATGTAGTACCTGAGGGTTTAACTGTAGTAACACGAGCTGCTTTATTAATATCTAAAATAGATGCTACTCTAGCGTTTTCTTCAACAGCTACTTTAGCTGCTTGTTTCATATCTAAATTCAATACAGCACCTGAGGCAATACCTGTCATTCCGATACCTAGTAATGCTTCTTTTTCGGTTGTTTTTCTCCAAACATCTCTTAAATAATGGAAATCAGTATATGAGGCTTGTAATGTACCAATAAAAGAGGCGGCTTTAGCTCGTGCATTATATTCCTCTTGTGTTTCAATATCACTAGCATTGATTTCACATAGATTACAGAATTGATTTGCTTTCAAATTAATTTCAGCACAAGGATTAGTTCCTGCTTCTTTATCATTTGTAAATAAGAAACCGGGTTCACCACTATTAGATGCCTCAATTTTTTTCCATAAATCTAAAAACGTTTCTTTAGTAATTTTACTACGAAGTAATACGGCTGAATTGTTTGCTCTGCCTCTTTGAGGATTATTTTCCCACCAATCACCAAATTTACATGTTAACATGTTTTGGTCATGTAGATTAAATAAAGCAATAAGAGCGGCTCTACGAATACCTCCTGATAATACAGCATCTGCTAGATGACAGATAATATCATGGGCTTCTAAAGTTGTTAATTTTTCACCATCTTTTTTACGGTCAAAAATAGCTTGCATATGAACTAAAGCAATTTTTAGTGGTTCAGGACCTGGTGCTTTACCACCAACAGTAATTAATGATGCTCCTTTAACCCTAATATCTCTAAAATCAAATAATGGACCTGTAGATGTAAAACCAAAATATGCTTTGGTTAACATACGAACAGCATCAGCCCATCCTTCAATAGAATCACCTATTAGATAACGTTTCCATTTAAGTGGTTTTCTAACTTCAGGTAAATTTTCTACGTGGTGAGTTTGAACTGAGTATCCAACTCCACAACCTGATAGTAATAGGAACATAATCTCAGAGAATGCTCTATAATCATCAATTGGTAAATAAGAGCAGTTAAAAATACGAGCATTATTTATTTCAATTGGTTTTCCGGCAAATTGCATACTGCGCATTGATGGTAATACTTTTTTGTCATAAACATACTTGTAGGCTGCTTCAATTTCCTCAGCCAAAAGAGGAAATTTTTTAAGGTGCATTTCTTTGTTTCGGGTAACTAGTTCGTCCCAAGTTTCTCGTCTGTTTTTATCAGGAACGTATTTGGCATACTTGAGGTGGGTAGTAATCTCCGACAAAATTTGTGATTCTGTTGTTAGCATTGTGTGTTTTTTGTAAGTTTAGTTTGTTAGTTCGAAAAATTTTTGTTTAATAAGGGCCTTGTCTACAGAATCAATGTTTCCAAATTTACTGCTAGATTGTTGTAATACCACGTTATCATCGTCTTCCTCAATATGGGATGATACATCAAAATGTCCTGTTGATGTATCTACTTTGACAGAATAGGTCATGCCGTCCATTCCGTATCGATTTTTCATAATGTGAAATCTTCCTGTCCCATTTACTTTGTCTTGACGTTTTCTTGATAAAGATATAGCAACATCGGTAACCATCATTTTATCATAGCTACCTGCTGCTTTATCTCCTTCGATAATATCATCTTTTGCACCAGCTCTATTTACTTGAGATACTGACCAAATAGGTAGTTTGAGTTCTCGTGCAAGTCCCTTAGTGCTAATATAAATATCATCAATTTCATCCTTACGCTCACCATTTTTTCTTTTTGAACGAAGAAGGTCAACATAATCGATAAGAATTAAATCTGGTTTAAAATCTAGGTCAATACATTTTTTAACATGTGATTCAATCGTTGAGATCGTTGCTTTACCTGTGGGGAACTCTTTAATAATAAGTTGACCTTGTAACTGGGGAATAGTTTCTTCAACTTGACTTTTATGTTTAGTAATATCACCTACGGGTATATTTGTAAAATAAGCATCATAGCGTCTACCTACATAATCAGCCCCTAATTCAAGGGTATAGTGTAGAACATTATAACCTAATTTAACGGCATAACCTCCTAAGGCAACTAATGACCAAGATTTACCACCACCAGGACTACCGAAAATTAAACCAAAATCACCATCACCTAATCCACCTTGTAATAATTCATTAAATGGATCCCAAGGTGTAGGTACTATTACTCTATGATTTTCTCTGTATCTAGATTCTGTATCTTTATTATACTCGTGTCCTAAATTTTTGTCTTGACCCGCTTTTAATGCGTTATCAATCATTGTCCTGATTGAATCATAGTCTCCCGCGTTTAAAAAATCTACGCTTGTTAACAACGCTTTTTTAAGTTGTTGGTTTTTGCAAAAATTACTAAACTCTTCCTCTACATACTTGAGATCCTCATCTGATGATTTATAGGCCTCACGTAGTTGTTCTTTAATAGATATTTGTAATACCTCATTATCAATCTTTTTAAGTTCTACTTTAAGAACATCCATTGTAGGACAAGTGTGATATTTTTGGTAATACTTTAGGATTTCTTTGATAATCCAACGATGTGCTGTGTTATCAAAATACTCTTCACTTAATACATCTTGGATATTTAATAAAAATTCCTTATGTGTTAGTAAAGAAGATAATACTTTAATTTGGAAACCGATTCCATAAGAATTTAAATTGTGAAGTGTCATTTATAACTTATTTTGTAAAACTGTTTAGTACTTTATATGTGTCGTTAATTGTAAATTCTGGATTTTTGATCATGTGACCTATTCCATCTTCATTGTAAAGTAATAGAAAATCGGGTGTATTCAAAACTGGAGTTGGTTCTTCTACAACATCCTCAAGATATTTCTTTTCAATGTCATCAACTAGAGGATTTCCTAAATCCATAATACGGAAATTATTCTCTAATCGTTCCATATCAAATACTATTCTTGAGTATACAACATGCTCTTTGTGTTTAGCGGCACTTATTTCAATAATGTCTTGAAAAGTAAGTATTCGTTCCGCTAATTCGGGGAATTTTTTAAGTAATCCTTTTTCACCCAAACCTTTTACACCAGCTACTTTATCGGATTGATCTCCTAATAATGTTTTGTATAGAATAAAATTCTCAGCCAATACACCAAACTTTTCTTTTACCATTTTTTTAGTGTAGTATTCTTTGTCTCCAGGACGATATAATATAACTTTATCGTCTACTAATTGAACAAAATCTTTATCGTTGGATACTATGAATACTTGGGAATCATGTTTACTAGGCAATATATTACTCAAATATGCGATTATATCATCGGCCTCCACCTTATCTAAACTTAATATTTTAACAGGTAAACATTTTAGATAATGGATTAACCTTACAATTTGATCGATTTTAGAATCATGTTCATCCTCTAATGAATCAAAGGAATCCCAGTTTGTAATACGAACCAAGTTACGGCCTGATTTGTATTCGGGTAATAAATTTTTCCTGTTTACTGATGAACCTGTTCCATCAAATACCACGTAAACGGAGGTTGGTTTAACTTGATTAATCAATGAATTAAGAGAACGAATAAAACCCCCTAAACCCCCAATGTGAACACCCTGTTGATTTACAAAGTTCATCATTGCAAAATTCCTAAAAAACAAATTTAATCCATCAATCAATAATACTCGATCATGTGGATTGGCAAAATCTTCTTCTTGCTTATCCATTTGGTTTAGGAGGTTTAATAGTTCGTTCTTGTTCATATAATTGGAATGTAATGAAAATATTTGATATAACCTAATTAATCAGGTTCTTGCTCAAAAATATTCATCGAACTTTCCAATACATCATCTTCCTCGTAGATATCAAAATCCATACCACCTAGAATCTTGCTCCATTCGGCAGCATGACTATCTTTATATGTTTTGATTTCTTTATCGGTATCATTAATAAAACCGTGTGGGGTCATAATAATTTTACCTCGAGTTGTAATACCATTAATGTGGTTTTTATCAATTTGAATGTTAGTACGCTTAGCAAATTCAACTTGTTTACCATCTTTAATAGCTTTAATCTTGCTAGTACCAGCATTTGAAACATTACCAAAAGTAATTACAAATGTGGCATCAAACCACATAGCAAATCCACCTTTGTTCATTAACTTAGGTTGGCCCATAGGTACTTCTGCTTTTGCTGTCCAAACCTTATTTACACATACTAATGTATTAGTATAACGGGATGATTCTTTACGTGATAAAGTAATTTTCTGGTTTACGTTGTTGCCAAATTGTGTACTCATTGCACCAGCATTCCATTCATTGTTGTTCTTATTAGAACGAACTGATAATTCACAAGGTACTGAACCAATTGAGTCCCACAAAAACAATAGATCATATGGTAAGTTACCTTTTTTCTGTTCATCCAATAAATCTAAAATAAATGCTGATACATCCTCGATTGTATGTAGTGTTTCTCTATCTACATAAAGAAAAAATCCACTGTAATTTCCAACCTCACCTGTTTCTTCATCTACTTTAGTGTTTACTTGTAAACCCATTTGTGTTGCGTGTTCCCAATTCCATTTCATTTCAGTAATAATAAACACAGGTAGTACTCCTGCTCGTTGGGCAGCAACTGCTGCTTCAATTAGAGCTGTTGTTTTACCTGTATCACTATGTCCACGAAGTAGAACAATGTGCCCGGTTGGAATACCAGGCACACTTGTTACTTCTTGAAATGCTGGACTAAGGGGAATCCACTTCTGTTCTTTAAACTTAACGTTACCATTAAGTAGTTTTTTCTCCTTAAATTTCTCTAAATTAAAATTAGATTTAATTTCTGCGGAGACAGCAGCCGTTAGCGATTCGCTTTTCTTAGTTTTAGCCATAACTTTAATTTAATTAGAAAGGTAGATCATTATCATCTTCATCGAATAAAGCATCAAATTTATCTGCTTTACTTTCTTTAGAGACTGATGGGGTTTTCAAAGCATAATTCTTAGCAGGTGCTGCTTCTAATTCCGCTTCTACTTCCTCTTCATCATCAATAATTGAACCTTCCTCTGGTTCCTCAGGTGATAACCAAGACTGTAAACTTTCCTTAATTGATTCATAAGTGTTTTTACGTTGAATTTCTAACAAAGTTGGTTGTTCTTTAAGAAAATCCTCAATTAGAGAGGCATCAGTACTTAGAGGGGTGGTTTTTGGTTTGATTCTGATAGATGTTTTTAATCCTTGACGTCCACCAATATCACCCTTAATGGCCTCAACTGTAAAGTCTCTTCCCTCATTGATGTCTGTGTAATCACCATAATCCTCATCTTCAGCAATACCTAAAAGCTGCATGTAAATTTCTTTACCAAATTCCCAAAGACGTACACCTTTGTCTTCCTCACCACGTACAATAACGGGGGCAAAAACTCGCATTTTAGGATCTAATTTCTTAGCCAAAACCCAGTTTTCACGGTCATTAGTTTTACGTAGTTGAGCGGTAAATTCTACGATTGGGTCTTTTTCACCCCAATTAGTTAAAGCATAGATGGGAAATTTTGAAAACCCATAGTGTACAAAAACCTCTTGAAATGGGTTTTTAGGATCAAGTTTGGAAGGTACAATACGAATTTGAAACTTGCCTTCTTGTTTTGGCTTCCAGTAAACTTTTGTGTAATCAATTTTTTCTTTCTTGCCGGATGTGTTTGACGACTGTAATGTGTTTAGTCGTTGTTTTAGAGCATTAATGTCCATGATTTTTTATTTATTTAGTTTAATATCGGAAAGATACAAAAAAGGCTTGGATAAACCAAACCTAATTTAATTATTTTTAATTATTTTTTAAATTTCAACAATCTTATAAATCTTTGTATTTAATTGTTTCAACTCATTATGGTTGGTCAATAAAATACAGTTTTTATAGTGCTGCCAATTTACACGGAAAGAAGGATCAACCACACCACCATTCAATTTCTTAATCAAATCATTTAGAGCATTGATTGTATAAAGTGTATTAGAGTCTTTCTTGCGATGAACCAAAATAGTGTTAGTAGGGATTGAGTTAACATTGCCCTGCTCCACATTATAAGTAACTACGTATTCATCTGTACTTTTAACATACAAAACAAACATTTTATTATACATTATAGTATAAGAGGACTTTAAATTATCTACAAGAGTATCTAATTGATCTAAAGTGGTAAAGGTTGCAAATAATCTGTTGTTCACATCTATGTCTTTTACTAGTTCAAAGTCGTATCCCCAATACATATTGTCATTATTCTGTAAAATCGTATGTTTTTCCATAACTTGTTTTTGTTTGTAGTTTATATTTTCTAAAAATTTTGTTTATTTCGATCTCAATACTCTCCTCATTCTCACCCATTTCAAATAAAAAACTATCATAAGTATATAATACTATTTTAGTTTGTTTCCCCCGCAATAACTTATGTATATCCATCAAAATATAAGCATTGACTGCTGATTCCACGTTCTGTAACATATAATTAAACAGCTTTTGTGGATTCATATTCTCCAGCTTGTTTTTCTCAAATATATAACCTGAAATGGGGGTAGTAACTTGTCCCTCATCATTAAATAATCTCCAATTATGGTCAATAAATTTCTTTACTTGTTGAAAAAATTCAATGTGCTCATACTCTTTAAATACCCCACCATAAAGTTGTTTAAACGTGAGCTCTTTTGCCTCTTTATACGAGACCCCGTATAACTCGGCAAATGTTTGGTGGACATCCTGTCCATCAAAATCCAAGGAAACCAAACGAGCAGCAAGATGAGGATGGTATGCGCTAATATCGAACTCCATAAATCCATGACTCGATATAAAGCTCTCCCTTGCGCCATTTTCTTTATTTAAAGCGGCAAAGTTAATGCCATTAAAAGAGTTACTTGGTCTACGGGTTGTTGTAGATAAGTTGTAGCATGTGTATATTCTATTACCTTGGATAGAATAAAATTCGTGATTGAGTTCATAGTGTTTATCAAATTCATATTTGTTTATATTAATTCCGTTCTTTTCAATCCCAAAAAATGCTAATACTACCTTATTGTTGTAAAAATCAAACCAAGCGGGTAATTCCTTAGGCAAAACACCACGAACATAATCATAAATATGTTGGCATCTCTCATAGTGTTTGGTTATTGGTATTAATTTATTGGTAGTTAGATAATCCGGATATTGAGAATAAAAATGATTAAATACTTTAGGTGCATCTTGTATATACGGAGGAATAATTTGGGACAGGTCATGCAATGTATTAATTGGGAAGTAATATAATGCTTGTTTTTTGTCTCGTACCCACACCCGCTTAATATTTTGTAGTATGCCGTTTATAACCGTTTTATTAAGCGAGCCTGCCTCACTATGGTCAATACATAACATATAGCCTTTAGTGTCATTAAACGGTCTAATATACACCAATGATACATCATTTAAGGCAGGATGAATGTAATTATGATATGGAATAATCTCTACAAACGCCTCTTGGATGGGGTTTTGTTGTAGATATATTAAATCGTTTTCTGTTTCAATTAGCCAAAATGCCATAACCTTTATTTGACGTGAATATAATAAGGGAGGGTTGGGTAACCAAATTTATTGGAAATACTTTGTGTAATCTTCTCTTAAATATAAATTAAACTTAGGTAAAGATAAACGTTTCATAGTTAGCTCTACTATGTTTTTATTTGTACGAGCTACTTGTTGTTTATCTCCTGTTAGTTGCCAACTTATATAGAAAGGAATATATAACGAATATTCTATTTGGGAATCTTTATTTACTAATTTATCATGAGTATCCTTATCAATTTCTATGTAGGATATTTCATTAACTTTTTTGCAAAAGTATCTTCTAAATTCCCCTATCTGGTAATCTTGTTGTGTTGGAAGGGTGGGGTTGAATGTAGGTATAAATTTGGAGGTTGGGGATTGGTTGGTTGTATTTAAATATATTTCTGTGTTTTTTTCAAAAATATTTACTGTTGTTACGTAATTGGATTGTATGTTTGGATTTATTGGGGTTGGGATATTTTGAGAGTTTAATAATGGGATTAATTCAATATTAGGTCTATCATTTGGATTTCTCCCAGTAAATATTTTCCCGGTAGCAATTTTATAATAGAATCCAGAATACACTGTTTGAGTAGTAGACAATACAAACTCGTTTCCATTAGTGTATAAGTTAGGTGTTATTTGAGATTTAGGATAATACATTTTATACAAAAATATCTTTTACAAGAGTGTTACGGTTTATATTTGGTTTAAATGGTTTTAAATCTCCTATAATTCCTGAAATATATTGTTCTGTGTTGTTTTCGTTTGGTGGGGCATAGGTATAGAAGAATTGAGCAATAGTTGGAGGTTGGTTTTTTATCCATTTATTTCCTCCTTTGTTATTAACAATAAGCTCTTGATTACCTTTTGTGGAAGGCATACGTCCGTTAGCCCATGCTTTTATTTTGGTTTCTACTAATGCTTTAGCTCCTAATTCTGCGGTTGTAAAATGAGCAAATCTATTTGAACCATAAGGATTATTTTCTAAAGTTACTCCAGAATCAATGCTTCTAAGATTAATATCATAATCTAAATTTCCGGGATTATTATTTCTATAGGAACGACTTCCAACCCCACCATTTTGATTAGCATTCCATCCTTCTCTACTTCCAATAGCAAAAGCAAATCTATATTCAGGGGAATTTATATTATAACCTGCATTTAATAATACTTGTCTTAAACTATTATTTCCTCTAATAGATGATGTATTACCCCTGCTTGAAACATTTGTTATAGATTGGGGGTTAGGTCTTTGGGAACCATATGGTTTTCTAGGTATGGCTAGAGTACTTAAGTTAGTAACCCAATCATTTTCAGTTATAGTATGATCTACACCTTTAATTATAAATTCTAAAGATGAGGGGTAACTGGAGGGTAAAAAGAATGTATCTAATTCAATTTTATTGTATATTTTTATTCCTGATAGTCCATCAATAGTTAGTTGAAGATCAAAGGGGATAAATCCAATATTTGGAGAACCTCTATAGTTACTGGTTTGAGGATCTAAAGTTTGATTATCTTTTGTACTCTTTAATTGGCTATACTCTATAATATTCTTTAATGTACTTTTGTAACTATTCATATCATCCACATTAAAAGAGGGAATAGTTGTTTTATTTAAAGATGATATTTGATAAAAATATTTATTAAAATCTATTAGTGCGGATCCGTATTTTTCTTCAACAGATATAAGTTTTTTATTTGTGGATGTAGCTGCTATTTCTTGTCCTGAATTATTTACTAGTTTAGGATTTATAGCATCATAAGTACCATAGTTTATAGCTCTTAATCCTGTAGCATCATATCCAGGTGTGTATCCATCTTTAGTGGCACCAACCGTTATCATTGTAGCTAAATTAGGACTAATGGTAGTATTAAAGCTTAAGTTTCTAACAAAATTTGAAGGTCCTTTAACACCATTGTATCCAAAAGTATTAAAAAAGGAGGTTTTTTTATTTTTTACAAGACTATCTTTATCGGGAAGTGGAATTTCATCTCTAAAAATAATTTCATTAGTATCAGGATCTACTGTTGGATGTAACTTATTAAAACCACCTGTAGATTCATTATACCCATTACATAATGCTTTAAGTAGTTCATATAAAGATACATTACCTTCATTATCTATTAAACTATCCATAGTAGTAAGTATCCACCCCATGTTAAAATATATGTTCATTATTTTACCATAGTTATTAGAACCTATTTCTCTGATATATTCTTCACCATCAGGAAGCATATAATAAGTATCAGGTCCTACAGATGTAACTATTTTAAAAATACATATTCTAATATCTGTACTAATTGTTTTATTTTCTAAATAAATTAAATTACTATTAACATCTGTATCAAAATTAATAAATTTAGTTTTACCATTATTATCTATAGTAGGTATTAGATTTTCTTCAATGTATCTAAGAAATCTTTCAAATCGTATGTAATACTGAGTAATTCCATTTTTACCACTATTTTGTCCATCCTTATATTGTTGTTTTATAAATGATACTCCTTTATTTTTTAAAAAAATACTTCCATAATCACTAACTTTTTGTTTATCTAAAGTTATTGTGTTATTATAGAAAAATTTACCAATACTATGTTTGTCTTTATAAGAAACTATAAATTCAGATAAAGTTTGTTCTGGATTAGGTTCTTCCTTGTTTTCTTCTGTTGTATTTTCTGTGGGGGGTTTTATAGAGCTTTTAGTTGATAGTGCATCTTTAGGTAATAAAATGTTTGTTTTTAAAGATTCAATTACATCACCTATACTTCTTAATATAATAGTTATATTATATGTTCCCGCTTGAGTAAAAGTCCAATTAAAATTAATTACTTTACCTATTATAGCATCATAATTACCATCAGATTCATTCCTGTTTTTTTCTACTGATTTTAATAAAGTATCATAATTTTTATTTCTCAATAGAAAGTCATCCGCTAAACTATAAGGATTATCTTTAATATGAATTTTCTTATTATTAAAATAATTAGTCCAACCCCACTCTAATAACATAAGGTAACCTAACTTTAGATATAAAGTTTCAATAATTTCAAATTGTTTTTTATTATTAGCTATTATACTAACAGTAGATGTTCGTAATGATCCTCGGTTTTCACTTTTAATAGTTGCTGAGGTTATACCCATCATGGGTTTTATTCCCATTTCCAATCCACCTAATCCATAAGCACTATTATTAATAATACTCTTATCTCTAGCGATACCTGATCGTTGGTATGTTTCTAATGATCCACTACGAGGTGATTCATTAGTTGTTCCATTAAATAAAACATATTGTTCGGCTAATCTATTTCCCGGTAATCCTAGGTTATTAATATCATCACTAACAAAAACAGATGAAACTAGCTTTACAAATGCTGTTTTAGAATTTAAATACACAAGTTCATCATTATTTCTATTTAAAGAACCATGAATTTCTTGTCTAATATCTACTTGTTTTATAACATATTCCGGTGTGCCTTCTCCTACAATATTTCCCATTTATTACTGGTTTATTCGGTTAAAACTTTTTACTACATTACTCGGATTATCGGGTATTCTGATTTGTAATCCTGAAGGGATTACTAGTGTATTTTGTGATAATTGGTCTGTATTTGCTATAGAAATAATCCACCACAATGAGCTATCATTATAATATTGTTGAGCTAAAGTATCAAATCTATCACCTTGAGTAGTATAAACGTAGATATCATTTTCAGATAAAGGTACCTCAGGATAACGAGAGGTTACATAAACTTCTTTACCATTGATTTTTGATTTAGGAATATTTTGATATCTATTAGCCATTACTTATCATAATTATTATTTACTTTTCCAGTACCACTAGCTAATGCTATAAATCTTTCAGAACCATAAGTGTTAGTATCTGTTAATCCAGCCTCAGTCATAGGAGTAGTGATTTCTTGGAGTGAAGGTCTAAAATTATGAATTGGTGTAAAGCTAAATCCTTCTACTCGAATAATATGAGTTAATTCTTTAACAGAATTATCATCTCCTCCTTCATCATTTATTCCTATTTCCCATGTACTATCTTCGGCCATAGAAATATTCATACCTGTTATAATTCCGGGTTGTTCATAAAAGTATCCTCCAATAGTAAGTTGTACTAAATTACCTTTCATATAACCATTATCGCTATAATCAGGGGTTAAGGTAGATGCTAAATAATTTAATTTTTTATACATTGGAATAAGCTCTTCTTTTGATTGGGCTGCTATAGTCCAAGATAAAGAAACAGTTCTAGTAAACCCATTGTAAGTATAAAAATCTTCTCCCCTACCTAAATATTTAGTTGGATTCCAAGTAGCACTAAAATTATCGGATATTGCTCCTAAAAAGGCTCTAAAATGAATAAATGTTTTTTTATTAGGAGTTTTATTACTAATAACAGCAATTCTGAATTTGACTAAATCGTTTTTGATTGAATTGGGGGTTACATTCTCACTTTGGTATATAGGTAAAGCATTAATTCTATCAACAGGACCTATATCTGATCCACTTGTATATGAAATAAGATTTCTGTCTTTACCTGCTGGGTTTTCTAGATTAATTCTACCTTCAACTGTTTTATTATCACCATACAAATATGAAGGACTTTTAGATAAAACTAAAGAAACACCAATGTTTCTACGTAATTGAGATCTGAAATCCTGTTTAATGGCTGATGTTTTTCCTACTTCACTATCGGGTTTTGCCTCTTGTAGTTGTGTGGTAGTATAAGTTGATGGAAACTGTGTTGTAGTACCCGTAATTATATTACCTGTCTTAACATTTACAAAAGGTGGTGAAGCTAAAGTTTTGGCTGATCCAAAAGGAGTAGTTGAGAATTTTATATTAGTATTGCCAACCCCTAAATTAGAACCAGGACCTCCAGGGTATGAAAACAAATTTACAGGATCTAAAACTTTAACTGTATTTTCTTTTAATGTTAGTAATTTATTTGATTCAGAATTTTTTATAGTATTATAATAAAGATTATTGTTATTAGAATAAGCTCCTGAATCAGAAAATGGATCTCCTTGTTTATTTAAATGGTATCCTGTAGATATAACTCCTGCTTGAGATATAGTAGATAATGGATTATAGGCACCATTGTTTAATGGACCTGTAGAGGTTTGTGTTTGTACGGCTGTACGAGATAATAGATTTTGTTTTGCTGTAAATAAAAGCCCATTTGGGGATTTTAAATCAAAAAACATTTGTGTTAATCTACTAACATCATTAACCGAACTAATTGGATTTAAATAACCATTCCTTAACAAAAAGTCAGGAGAGGAAGACGTTGAACCTTCAGGAATGGGAGTGGTTATGTAGGGTTGATTACTACTTCCACCACCTTTCCTGTCTTGCCCGTACTTAAGGCTTTTAAGATCAGTCTTTAGGTTAATTAAAGACATTATTGAGGTTTATTGTCTAAATATTTTTCAGGTGTTTTACCATCTAAATCTAAACTAGAACCGGTTAATGATTTTGGGTTTAAGGGGATGGTGGTTGAAGGGGTAGGTTGAGGTGTTTTACCATCTAAATTACTTAATGTAGATCCTTGTGTTGTTAGTTTATCTAATAGTCCCATAATTGTATTTTGTTATAAATATTTGATTTTATTGAACTTTAAAACTACTTACAGCCATTGCTGTACCTACTTTAGTTCCATCAAGATAAATATCACCTCCTGATTTAACAGCTGCTATTAATTCATCTAATTTAGAATAAAACTGGTTAAGGGGGATTACGGCTTCTGGGCCCGCTTCTCCAATAGTAGCATTATTAATTTCTCTATTAACAATACCTCCCTTAGCAAATTTAGGTCCTGAAACTGTAATTAATCTGTCTTCACTAATTTGTATGTTTTCAGCAGATGATACTATTGATTCTTTTGGTTTTACTTCTCCCCCGGAGTTAAATATAGCCGATAAAAGGCCATCTGTTTGCCATGCATTAACAAACTTAGTTAATAAATCAGCTAATTTGTCTAAACTGTCCCCTTCAGCAAATTTTGCAAAAGCTTCTTGTGCTTTTTCTAGTGATTTGTTAAATCGGGTTTGTGCATCTTCAGCTTGTTTAGTCTCGTATAATCTTTTTCCTAAAATATTAATTAATTCTCCTTCACTTCCTAATACATTTTTGTTAGCTTCATATATTTCTTTTAAACTTTGGGTTTCAATATCACCTATTTTTACTCCCATAGTTAATGCTTTTTGTTGTAAAGCATTATATTCTTCTTGTTTTTTAAGGGTATCAGATAATTGATCAACAGACATACCAACGGCATTAGCAAAAGCTTCTCGCTGTATGACGTTCATTTCTTGTAGATCATTATATTTAATTCCTTGATTATTTAATTCTTTACTTAAACCAACTAGATCACCATCCAATGCTGCCTGTCTTGCTTTTTCAAGATTTAAATCTCTACCAGTTAATAATTCAGCCTCTAATTCAGCAGATATAGATTGTTCAAAATTTAGTAATGATTTAGAGGTATTATTTAAAGTAGATAATTCAAAACCTAGTCTTTTAGCTTCTGTTACTCCTCTAGATAATTCAATATTTGAATTTCTAAAATTTAAACGAATTTCTCCTTGGATTTTTGTAGCTTCTTCTAATATTTTATTAGTATCAAATAAAAATCCTTTAGATAAAGAAGCTTCTGCTGTGGTACCCATCATTGCTTTAGTTATATCTTCAACACTTTTACTTGTTCGTATAGATTCTTTTTGTATTTCTCCTATAGCTTCAGCCGATAGTCCAATATTGTCTTTTAATATTGCGGTTTGGACTAATAATTGTCCTCCAAATTCTTCACCTAACTCTTTTGTAAAATCTATTTGAGTTTCTAGTGATGAATTAGTTAAATTCATTGCCTCAACTATCTGTTTTTGAAGAATAATTATTCTTCCTTGAGTATCAGCAAATCGAGATGAGTTTTCTGATATTTCGTAAGTACGTTGTCTGAGGTCTCTAGCATATTCTGCGCTGACACCAAAATCCTTTTGAAACTCTGCTACTTGTTTAGAGGCATCAAACATTGATTTAACAAAAAACTGTGCTATCTTAACAACCGCTCCTATAATAATAGGGACAGGACCTAAACTTTTTATTAAATTACCACCAATACCACCTGCTAACTTACCTAAAACCTTAAATTGTTGTCCTACTTTTGTTCCGAAACTTGCGGGACCTGTTTGGGATTTGGTTAATTCAGATGCAAATTGTCTTGAATTAATAATAGCATCCTTTATCCCTAAACGTTGACTAAGATTACTAAGTCCTAATTTATCTAAAGCTGTTTCTAATCCTTCTGCTACTTTTCCAGCACCACCAAAAGCTGATTCAACCGTTTTGGCTCTATTACTTACTTGTTCTAAAGTATTTTCTTGATCATTAAGTACTTTAGACTGTTCCTCATATATTGTAAGCAATCGTAATTGCTCATCACTAAGATCTCCTAATTGATCGCCTAAAGCAGTATATATATCTAATTGACCTGAAGTAATTTGTTCTATTTTAGAGCTTTCTACTTTAGCTTGGGATAAAGCTTGACGATATTCTAAAGCGAATTTTTTCTTAGCTGATTCTTGTTTTGTTATTATTTTATTTAAATCACTTATTGATTTAGTGCCATCAACAATATCATCTATTTCAGAAGCAAAATCCCTACTTAAATCAGCTAGTTTTTTAAATGAGTTAGCAGCTTCGGAAGATTGAACAGCATTATTGAAAACAGCTTTTGATGCTTCTTTTACTTCTTTAGTAAAATCTCTAGAAGCAAATAATAATTCATCAAATATTTCTTTTGTTCTTTCTGTATTCTTTTTTAATTCCTCGTTATTAGCCATTTAAAAGATATGTTTATCATAAATATTAAAAGGCATCATTTTTTAGATGCCTTTGTAACATATGTAGGTACTTTAATCTGTTTATTTTTTGATGCTTCTTCTTTAGCAGCTCCTTTAACCCAACTATCTTCATTAGGAGTTGAATTTTCTGTACTATACCATTCTTTTAGTTTATTAAAAGTAAATTTTCTTAACCAAATAGGCATGTTATAAACAGTATTATAATCATACCCTCCTTTACCATGAAATAATATTTCGTGGATTTCGGTAAATATAGATTTTCTAAAAAAGGAAGTTGTTTTAGATGTCAGGCCAAAAAAAGTTAAGATTAATAGGGATAGCGACCTCCTCACCGCTATCCGTAGTATAATTCATATCTACATCTGGACTAATTTCTTGGATAAATTTTCTTAATGCTCTAGCATCTTGGGCTAGTAAATAATTTTCAACAAATGATTTTATTTCATTTTTATCTTTATTTCCTTCTACAGAAATAATCATATGTTTTAAACGAGTAGTTACATCATATGAAATGTCTTTATTTATCTTTTTTAAACCATTAATTTCCTCTTCAATATTTTTTTCATCTTTTTCAAATAATAGTTTAACTTCTAATTTATTACCTGATTTTGGTAGAATAAATTCAAAGTATCCATCATTATTTATTAAAGATGTATCAAAAGGTTTATTTTCTAAAGTTGATAGATCTACTTTATATTCTTTACCTTTGTATGTAAATTCATATTCTGATCCATATCCTAAAATACGAGAAGCTATTAAAATAGCGTTCTTATCACCCGCATATAAATCATTCATATCAAATTTATCAACTATTAAGGATTCTAGTAATTTGTCTAAAACTGTTCCTTGTTTAATATAATTTTGATTAGTTAAAATATCCTCTTCTTTAGCCGTCATATATTTAATTTCGACTGTTCCTTTTCTTAATAAATGATTAGGAGGATATACTAATCCTTTTGAAGGTAACTCTACCGTCTCGGTAGGAAATTTAAATTCGCTCATAGTTTTTATTTGTTATAACTTTGTTGTTATGTATAAATATTAATATACAAAAAGAGCTTGACATAGCCAAGCTCTCCTTAAAAAGTATTTTGTAATTTGTTTAAAAGTTCAATACACAGTAATCAGGTTGAACAGTCATCGTAAGATTCACAGCAGTATCTGTAGTATCCCAGTTATATTCACCAAAATTAGCATCTGTAATAATTGCTCCTTTGATAATCCATTCGGAAACAATATCACCTACTGGACCTAGTACGTTAAAAGTTAAATCTTTCTTGTAGAAATCACTATAACCATCTCTACCTGTTACTGATTCGTGATGTAGACGTACCCACTCCATTACTGATTGGGCACCTGATGGGGTGATAGGATCAAATAATGTAAACTGGATAGTACCCCAAGTTGTTTTACCTTTAACAAATCGTTGGATATTGATATGGTTTAAAGCTACTGTACCTTGAGTTAAATTTACTGCTCCTACTCCTTTTACTTCATAAGAGGGAATACCATCAATATACATGATAAATCTATTTGCCTGCTTTGGTTCAAAAGCTGTAAAGAAAATTTCATTTGGATTTAATACGGCCATTTTGTTTTTATTTATTTTTGTTCATTGATAAATATATAAGAAAAAGGAAAAATCAAGGTTAATTAGAAGATTTATTTCTATTTCCTATATGGTTTTTATAACCAAAAGATTTAGATATTTCTGTGGTTTTAAATAAAGGTTGTAAATTAGAATAGTGAAAACATTCTTGTTGTTGTTTTACATCCGTTAAATCAAAAGAGGCACATGGTTTTATATGGTCTATTTCCCAGATTTCTCCATGGTTATTCCAATTCATCTCGGGGGTGAATTTAGATTCCAATAAAAGTTTTAATTCATTTAAAGAACATCCTAATAATTTAATTATATTTGAATCTTTATTTGTTTTAGATTTTTTAAGACATTCATTTAATCTGTTACCTAATGTTATCCTTAATCTAAAATTAGGATTATTATCCCATTGATTTTGTCTCCATTTTTTAAAATATTCTCTATTATTTTTAGCCCATTTATTATGAGTTAATTTACTAGATTCAAGATGGGTTTTTTGCCATTTTATACTTTTTTTGTTTACTTTTTCTTTATTATTACTATAATACTTTTTACTATTATTTTGATGGTTTTCTTTAGTTTTTAAATAATATTGAGATATTATTTCTTTATTTTTTATATTATATTTTTTTCTACAAGAAATACATTGATTATTATAACCATCTTTTGATGATACTTTTTTATAAAAATCAGAAAATTGTTTTTCTTGATTACATTTATTACATATTTTCATATAAATATTTCGTTTGGGTCATTCATAAATATATAAAAGGGTGTTAAAAAACACCCCTTTAAAATATTAGTCCTTTAAAAAATTATTCAAAACTTACTCCTGTAGGAAGGATGTTAAAGTTCAAGTAAATAAATTCAGCAGTTTTGGTTGGTTGTAAATAAATAGCTCCAACTAATTGGTTTCTATCAATTACATCTGCTGTATTATTTGTATCATCCATTACTACTTTGAAAGCATACAAACCTTGTCTCTGTTGAACTGATTCCAAATATGGGTTAACTTGAGATAGGAAAGAATTACGAGTAGCTAAAGTATTTTGTTCAAATACTAAATTATTAGCAACTTGTCCGATGTATGATTTTAAAGAAATTAACAATCTACGAACGTTTACACGATCCAAAGCACTTGCTTTAGTTTGTAATGTTTTTTGTCCATAAACTACTACTCCAGTACCTGGGAAGGTAGCAATTGGATTGACTTTAGCTGTGTATAAAGTATCTCTTGAGGTTTGTGGGAGCTTTTGTTCTGCTCTAATCACATTACCTAATCCACCTCTGTTAATACCAGCTGGTGCAAACCAAGGCTCACTTACCGAATCATTGTATGCATAAACGCCAGCAATCATAGTTGAGGCAGGTACCCAAACGTTTGCTCCTGTATCAGGATCAATTGTTTGTAACCAAGGCCAATATG